ACAAAAAGATAACTACGTAGATCGTAATCAGTTTAATGACGAAATATGTAAATTTTATAGTACTGGTATACCATCAGATACTTTAGGTAAAATGTTGTATGATGTAGCGAACGGTCTAAGTCATAGACCTAATTTTATCAATTACTCATTTAGAGATGAGATGGTATCAGATGCAATGGTTAATATGCTTAAGGCACTGAATGGTAAAAAGTTTGATGTATCTAGAGGTTATAATCCTTTTAGTTATTTTACTTGTGTAGCATTTCATACGTTTTGTACTAGAATTAAGAAGGAAAAGAAGCATAGAGATGCAATTGAGGCGTTTCAAGAAGAATATTACCCCGAGTTAATGGATGAGAATCGTAAAAGTAAAAAATTGAAATATAATGAATAATAAATTTGCTGTTATATCTGATCTACATGTAGGTGTACATCAAGCGTCTGAAAAATGGCTTCAAGAGGTTGTAAAGTTTGCATACTGGTTTAGAGATCAACTATTGGATAAGAATATTAAGGATATTGTCATACCTGGTGATTTTTTCCACGATAGAACTGATATCAATCTATTAGCTCTACAGTATACAGCACAAATACTTGATATATGGAAAGATTTTCACATATGGATGATTCCTGGTAACCACGATTGTTTTTATAAAGATACAGCTCAGGTGTCATCGGTTAGTATATTAAAGGGGTATAGTAATGTTACTATTTTTAGTAGTACAACCATTGTTGATTACAACAACAAGAAGATAATGTTTGTACCTTGGGGTTGTAGTATACCGGAGAGTATGAAGGTCGATATAATAGTAGGTCATTTTGAGTTAACTGGATTTAAAATGAACAGTTTTAGAGTATGTGAGACTGGTGATGATAGTGAAAAGTTAACTAATACCGGTAATTTAATTATTACTGGGCATTTTCATTTAAGACAGGAAAGGGTTAATAAGACCGGTACTATTCTATATGTAGGTACACCGTATGAAATGGATTATAATGATATGGATACAGATAAAGGTTATCATATCATAGATACTAATACAAACAATACAGAATTCGTAGTGTATCCATTAACAACTAAACATAAGAAATTGTCTGTAACTGATCTGATTAATAATAAAGATCATATGGATAGTTATCTAAATGATAATGTAAAAGGTAATGTAGTTACATTAGTCGTAGATAAGGAAATGGATTATGATAAGATTAGTATGTTGGTACAAAAAATACAGACGTATCAACCGTTCGTGTTTAAAGGTACGGATATACAAAACACTAAAAGTAGTGATACAGTTATTATAGATCAGCAAGTTAATATTCAGACTGAGCAACTATTAACGGAATTTGTTAATAATATGGGGATTGATAACTCTAACGATGTATTAGCTTTTGTGTTAGAGTTATATGGAAAATATAAAACTTGCTAATTATCTATTGATATTTGTTTATTCGATACTAATATAATTAATATACCATGAATTATAAGAATATCGGTCTATGTATCGTAACATATAATAGACCTCATTACTTTGAACAATGCTTAAAGGCATTAGGTGATAATAGAAGAGATTTAAACTATATTGTTATTGTTAATGACGGTACACCATATACCGGTATTAATATACCAGATTGGGTTAATGATCATATACAACTAGGTTCTAATAAGAGTGTAGGTGTAGCTAAGAATGTCGGAATGAGAGCGTTAATGCAAGCAGGCATGGAGCATATCTTTATAATGGAAGATGATATGATTTTAAAATCTCCAGATATTTTTAATCAATACATCTCTACAGCAACATCTTCAGGTATATTCCATTTAAACTATGCATTACATGGACCAGCAAATAAAGTACCTAATACAGATACACCTAATCCGCGGCAAATTGTAGACTACGGTGATGTAAAGGTTGTATTATATCCACACTGCGTCGGAGCGTTTACTTATTTTCATCGAGGTGTTATTCTTAACGTTGGTTATCATGATGAGCGGTTTAAAAATGCATGGGAACATGTTGAATACGCTCTTCGTGTAGCTAATAAAGGTTTACATCCACCGTTTTGGTGGTTTGCTGATATTGAGAATAGTAGTGAATACATTACGGAGATTCCAGGCTCTATAGGTGGTGGTAGTTCAATAACTCATACCGCAGAATGGACTTCAAATATGCAACGAGGTGCAGCTTGGTTTAAAGAAAAACATGGATATATTCCAACACAAATACCTGATACAGCTCCAGACACTGTACAAGAAATTATTACCAGGATTGAAAAATACTATGGAACAACCAAAGAACCAGCAGCCGGTTCCTAAATTTAAGCTGAGTATATTAATACCGACACTACCAGCGCGAATAAGCACATATGTAGTGTTGTTGAACAATATTAGAGAGCAGATAAAAAAGGGTAAATTTGAATCTGATGTAGAGGTATTATCATTAATGGATTGTAAGAGTATGACTATTGGTGATAAGAGAAATAAGTTAATAGAGATGGCTAGTGGTGAGTATGTTGTGTTTATTGATGATGATGATAATGTACCTGATTATTATATCCGTGAAATATTATCCGCAATTAAAGAATCTCCCGATTGTGTGGGTATTAGGGGTGTGATAAAATATGAAAATGATGCTAAAGGTAAAGATACGGTATTTATCCATAGTTTAAGATATCCACAAGATGAAGATATTAATATATATGCTAAAGGTAGACCACCAAATCATTTAAATCCGATTAAACGTGAAATAGCTTATACTGTTAAATTTCCTAAGCAAAATTGGGAAGAGGATACTGCTTGGTCTAATGGTATATACTTTAAATTGAAAACAGAGAAAATGATTGATAAGGTAATGTATGTATATTTTGCATATGGTAGTAAATCTCAATCTTCACCCGTTTGTAAGTTATCTCATATATAATGATTAAATATAAACTTTTAAACTGCACTGATGAGAAAGATGTGTTATTTGATGTGTGTATTCCGTGTTGGGAGCAATCAGATAAATTAAAGAAAACATTAGATGCTCTATTAGATGGTCATCGTAAGTTAAGCTTACCATGTAAGCTTATCATTAGTATAGAGAAGCAAAGCGTAGTTAAAAATAGGTTAGACTGTTTAACTATAAGTAAATCTCCGTATGTATTATGGATGGATGATGATGTAATACCGGTAACCGAAAGTTGGGATAAGTATCTATATAATAAAATAGTCAGTGAACCGAAAACCGGTGTTATAGGTATTAATATAGTCCATTGGAAGGCTCCGGATAACAGACCTACGAGACCTTCTGGTGAAGTACCAGACGTGTGTGGAGCGGTTATGATGGTTAGAAAGGTTCCTGGTGTAGAATTTGATATTAATTACATCCGTAGTCAAATCGAGGACACGGATGTCTGTTGGCAATATCGTAAAGCTGGATATAAAGTGATACAGGATAATAGCTTGTGGTGTTTGCATTATAATGGTGAAGTTAATAGAGATTATAATCATAATGGACCATATTTTGATAAAAAATGGAATGTTAAATTGTTTTCTAATAGATCTTAATTTAATATATGTATGATTACTTGATTGTAGGTGCTGGATTATATGGTTCTATATTTGCTCATGAAGCTACTAAAAGGGGCTATAAATGTCTTGTAATTGATAAGCGGCATCATGTAGGTGGTAATTGCTATACAGAAAATATGTACGGAGTAAATGTACATATGTATGGTCCTCATATTTTTCATACTAATTCAAAAAGGGTGTGGGATTATATGAATAAGTTTACCACTTTTAATAATTTCATATATAGACCTAAAATATATGCATCCGATGGTAAGTTATATTCATTTCCTATAAACTTGATGACGCTATATCAAGTTTACGGTGTTACTACACCTAAGGAAGCTAAAGATGTTATTGAACGTGAGAAATTATTAACTCTAAATACAGATAATTTAGAGTCTTGGATTACATCTCAGGTAGGTGTTAAATTGTATGATTTGTTTATCAAATACTACACTATGAAGCAGTGGAATAAGGAACCTAAATGCTTACCTAGTAGTATTATTAAGCGTTTACCTATTAGATACAATTTTAACGATAACTATTTTAATGATGAATACCAAGGTATACCTATAGGTGGTTATACTCAGATATTTAATAATCTATTGAAGGGTTCAATGGTAATGACGTCCAAACCGTTTAGACCTGATGATATTAAATTAGCATCTAGGGGTGTGATATATACTGGACCGATTGATGAGTTTTTTGATTATCGTCTTGGACCTCTTGAATATAGAGGTTTAAAATTTAATCATGATATATCTTATGGAGATGCTCAGGGTAATGCGGTAGTAAACTATGCTGGTAATGAACCATATACTAGGAAAATAGAACATAAGCATTTTGAAAACGCTTTAAGTGAGTATTCTATAATAACTACTGAATATCCAGATGATTGGTCAATCAATAAAGTACAATATTATCCAATAGAATCTGATAGTAATAGGTTATTATATAATCAGTATAATGACATACCTAGAGATCCTAAAATAAGGTTCAAAGGTAGGTTAGGTGAATATAGATATTATGATATGCATACAGTAGTAGAAAATGCATTAAAGGATATAGATACCGAATTTGGTGTTTGATGTTATTGAATTATTTTCTTCTCATTATATTATAGTATGTAATGAGAAGTATACAGTTTAATACAATTTCAATAAAGAATTTCCTGTCAATAGGAAATGATCCTGTAGAGATTACATTCACTCCGGGTCTACATCTTATTACGGGAGTGAATAAGGATAAAGATGGTAGACGTAATGGTGTAGGTAAATCCACTATTATGGATGCAATACACTGGGTATTGTTCGGTACACCATTACGTGATATTAATAAAGCTACTATTGCAAATTTTAATTCAAAGGGTCAATGTGCAGGTATTATAGAATTTATCGGTAATATAAACGGTAAGTCGTCGGTATATAGAATTACCCGTATTCTAAATCCTAGTAAGTGTATGATACATATAGATGGTGTTGATGCTACATTATCTACAGTTGCTAAGACTAATGAGTTCATAGAGAGTGTGTTAGGTTTTACATCACCACTATTTAAGAATAGTGTCATACTTAGTATAAACAATTCACAAGCGTTTTTAGCTCAAGATAAAGTTACTAAGCGTAAATTTATAGAGGGGGTTTTTAATTTAGAAGTTTTTAGTGATATACTAAGTGACGTCAGACAGAAATCTATAGAGGAAAAGAAGCGTATAGATATATTACAGACTAAAATAGATTCAAAAAAGCAAAATATTGATGTATATATCGGTCAACGTGATGTATTTGATAAACAGACGCAAGATAAGATAGTAGATATAGATAATCAAATTAAGAAATATACATCTCAATTAGATGATACTAGAAGTAAATTAGTGGATACTACTAGTATATCAGAAAAACTTAAAGTATTAAAAGATAAACGGTTGGAACTACATTCAACCATATCAGTTTTAGATACACAAAAAACATCCAAAGATGCAGATATACAAATATATAAATCTCGTGTTAGTAATATACAAAAAGAAAAGGAATTATATTTAGCTGATTTTATATCAAAGACTAAAGCTGAAATAGTATCATTACAGAATGAAAAAGCTCGTATTATCAGTAGTTTCGAGAATGATATAAAGATTAAGAAGCTGAATTTAGAGAGAGTTAAGGATGATGCAATCAAATTATTTAAATCAGGTAATAATACAAAAATAGCACTAATAGAGCGTGAGATGGTCGAGTATGTTAAGAGTACTCAAGCTACTATTTGCCCTACTTGTAAGAGACCACTAACAGATAAGATTGAGATTGATCAAAGTAGAATAGATAAATGGAATAATGAATTATACACTTTAAAGAATGAAGAACCTCCAGTTAATATATTAGAAGAATTTAATAGAGATATGTTAGCTGTGGATAGTATGGTGGTGGATAATTCAATCATATCTGATATAGATATTAAGATTACTAATCTTAAGAATATTGAACCCGATAAAACTAAAATTGTTGAATTTGACAAGTGTATTAACGATATAGAGGCTCAAATAAAAACTACATTACAAGATATTACAGATTTGCAAACTAAACGAGATTCATTACAACATGAGGGGTTACAAAAAATTGATAGTGCATTAGAATCTATACAGAACATTATTAACACTAACAATAAACTAAATGTAGAAATTGAATTTTGTAATAGACAAATAGAACAGTTAAATACTCAACTTAAAAGTATACAGGAATCAAAAAATCCATTTATATCGATGTTAGATATTGCTAATAAAGAATTAGGTAATCTTAACGTTGAAATGGATGATAGTCAAAAGATGTATAATATATATGAGACCGCAAAATATATTGTATCTGAAGAGGGTGTAAAGACTTATATTATTAAGAAGTTATTATCAGTATTAAACGGTCGTATAGATTACTACCTACGTAAATTAGATAGTAACAGTACATGTGTATTTAATGAATATTTTGAAGAGACTATAAAGAATGATAAAGGTGTAGAGTGTAGCTACTTTAATTTTAGTGGTGCTGAAATGAAGACTATTGATCTTGCATGTTTATTTGCATTCATGGATCTTAGGCGTATGCAGGGGGATGTAAGCATTAATATCTCAATGTATGATGAGTTGTTTGATTCATCTTTTGATGAAAAGGGGCTTGATCATGTTACAGATATATTGAAAGAGCGTGTAATAGCTAATAACGAAGCTGTATATGTTATCAGTCATAGAAAAGAGAGCTTAAAGTCTGTTACTGGTGAAGTTATTACATTAGAGAAACAAAATGGTATTACCAAGAGGGTGTAGTCAGTTACGCCTTTGATTTTTTGATATATTAACCTAAGTCTGGTTGAATATAACGGTTAATATGCCAAATTTTATAATACCCAATAACCCACTACCACAAATCGGTATGCCTCCCGGCATACCTAATTTAAATCTCGGTAACGTAATTAGTAATAATGGCGGTATAAAGAGGGCTGTAAATTTTTGGGCAGATGCTGGTGGCTGTGGTCATTGGAGAATGATTTGGCCAGAGTATATGATTAATATATACCAGCGGGGGGTGGTTACAGGTGGTGTTGCTATGATTTTTGATCCAAGATATTACATAGATGTAAAATCTGTAAGAGTTCAACGGCAAGCTACTGCACCACAAGTTAAATTCTTACAGCATCTCAAAAATATATCAAATAGTAATGGTATGAAATTACTATATGAGGTTGATGATGTTATATTTCGTAATGATATACCAAAATATAATGGTTGCAGACACGCATTTGATAATCCAGAAATAGAGAGATGTTCACTAGAAGCTATATCATTATGTGATAAAGTAACTGTAGTTAGTGAATATATGAGGGACTATTATGCTAAAGTTACAGGTCATCCTAATGTATCATATATTCCAAATTATATGCCTAAATTTTGGTTTGATCGCTACTACACGCCTGAAAAAATCGAAGATAGGTATCGTAAATTCAAGCGTAAACCAAGAATTGGTGTATTTGCATCTAGTACACATATTGACGTAAGAAATCAAAATAATCAGCAAGATGATTTTACTCATGTAAATGATGTAATAATTAAGACGTGTAAAGATATACAGTGGGTGATTGTTGGTGGTAAACCTCAAAAACTACAACCATATATCAATAATAAGCTTATTGAATATCACCCATGGTGTCAGTTAAATGATTATCCAGCATTGATGGATAGTTTGAATATTAACATGACCTTTGCACCACTGATGGACAATGAGTTTAATAGATCAAAAAGTGATATAAAAATTACTGAAGCTGGTGCATTAGGTATTCCATGTATATGTCAAGATATAGTTACATATAAGGATGCAATACTAAAATTTAATACTGGTGATGAATTAATTAGTAAAATTGTATCTACCATGAAAGATGAATCTACGTACTTGGATTTAAGTAAGAAATCTCGTAAATTTGCAGAGGGTAGGTGGTTAGAGGATCATATTGATGAATATGTAGATTTATATTGCTTGAATTAACACGATTACGATATATATTGTGTTAATATGTATCGTAATGTGTACTATAATTATTCAAATGAGGAGATGATCCTATATACATGGGATGCTCAAGGTACTCCTATTACGGAGAGACATTCGTATCATCCATATTATTACGTAGATACTGCTAATGAACCTGATTCGTATAGTATTTTCGGTGGACCCCTTAAGAAGCGAGTATTTCGTAAACAGTTTGATAGGTTGAGGTCTATTAAGGATGGCGCCACTAGAATATATCACAACTTATCATGTGAACAGCAATTTTTAATTGATCACTTTGGTGTTCAGAATGCTACACCAGATTTCATGAAATTTGCACTTCGGGTATTCTTTTTGGATATTGAGGTGTATAGTAAGGGTGGTTTTCCTACTCCAAAAGAAGCTAAAGATCGTATTAATTTGATTACCCTGTATGATACGTTAACTAGAAAGTTTTATACATGGGGACTTGAAAAGGATTACGAGCATACTAGATCAGATTTAGTTTATACTAGGTGTGAGACTGAATCGATACTACTAGAAAGTTTTCTTCAATTTTGGGAGAAAAATTATCCGGATGTCTTTAGTGGATGGAATTGTATAAGATCTGATCAACGGGTGTGGTTAAATGATAGAATTACAACTATTAATAAGATTGTTACCGATAATCAATTATACGATAATGGTAAGGTATTGAATCATGTTAAAACGGGTAAGAAACGTCAATGTTATATTGAATCCGAATTCGGACATAAAATATACTGTTCAGAAGATCATAGATTTCCGGTATATTATAAATTTAAAGATGAATATAAGAGTTCGAATACGCTTGAACTTAACGTAAAAGATTCAACATTTAATGATATTTATAAAGATAAGGATCTATTAGATTTCTATGTTAAAATACCTCTACGTAGAAATCTAAATGTTGGTTATAATACAAAACGCGAGTATTTTCAATTGCTTGGATTCTTATATACCGACGGTACAATAGATGTGAAACGTAAACATATTAGATATTCATCAAAATATAAGGATGTGTGTGAGAATTATACTAATATTGTTAATTATTGCATGGATAAAAATCTTAGTGGTTCATATGAAGCTAAAAATTCCGATGGTAATTTTTATAAATCAATATCACCTTCTGAAGAATTTAATAATAAATGGTTACCTATTATCCATAATGGATCAAAAAAGGAATTAGATATAGAAGCGTTATCTATATGTTCATATGATGAATTTATTAGTTTTATTGCTGGTATGGTAGATGGAGATGGTTGGATAGAGGATCATGCAATATGTATTTGTAATTATGAGAAGTATGATATATACGCTCTTAATAAGTTGTTAGAGTTATTACAATGGAATGGGGTTATAGCTAATAAATCCGGTCATTATGTATCTATTAACGCTATTGAGCAAAATCGTGATTTTATCAACAGAGTTCAAGAGAGGTTAATACATACTAAACATAAAGATAAAATTAATAATCTTATATGGTATATAAAGAAGAATACACCATCAAAGAAAATTAAATGGTATTTATATGATGATTACTATTTAGTTAGAATTACAGATGTTATAAAGACTGATGATTTGGTAGAGATGTGTGATATACATACTGAAACTAATTATTTTATTTGTAATGGGTTAAAAACTCATAATTGTGAAGGTTTCGATACGCCGTATATTATTAATAGAATAAAACGAGTATTAGGTGAAAATCATGCTAAGCGTTTATCTCCGGTTGGTGCTATATTTGAAAAGCAATTCATGGGATCTTTCGGTAAACCTACTACAAAGTGGGTAATTTACGGTATTTCGTGTCTTGACTACATGGAATTATATAAGAAATTCACCATTGAAAAACGCGAGAGTTATAAACTCGATTTTATAGCTGAAATTGAAGTAGGAATGAATAAAGTTAAGTATAAATACGGAAACTTAACTACCTTAGCTGATGAAGATTGGAAAGCATTCGTTGATTATAATATTGTTGACGTTGATCTATTAGTACATCTAGATAATAAACTAAATTACATTCAATTAACAAGAAAGTTAGCATATACTGGATTAACACCACTAGAAGCTGCATTAGGTACATTATCAGTAGTTACTGGTTGTATTGCATTAAAAGCTTCAGAAGAAGGTAGGGTAATTCCTACGTTTGAAGATGATTTAGAAGGTGAAATTGAAGGTGGGTATGTTCGTGAACCTATTAGAGGTCTACATGATTCAATTGTAAGTTTTGATGCTAATTCATTGTATCCTAATACAATGATTACACTTAATCTATCACCGGAAACTAAATTAGGTAAAATTATAGAAAAAACAGATAGCGAGGTTCGTATTCTTAGTATCACCGGTAAAGAGTATTCACTATCACCTGAAAAGTTTATACAATTTATTAAGAGTGAACAAGTTGCTATATCTCGAGCAAATGTAATGTTTACACAGAAAAAACGAGGTTTAGTACCTCAAATTATTGAGAAACTATATAATGAGCGTGTAGAGCTTAAAAAGGAATTAAAAGTTGCTAAGAAGCATCTAGCAACTAGTGATAAAGGATCTGATGAGTATAATAAATGGAAATCTACAGCTGATCATCTCAATGTTAGTCAGCATACTATTAAGATTCTCATCAATAGTATGTACGGATACTGGGGTAATCGTTTTAGTCCGTTAGGTGATACAGACCTTGCGAGAAGTATTACGTTAACTGGTCAAGCGGTAGCGAAAGAGGCGGCAGCAATTAGTGAGCGGTTCGTACGAGATGTATATAAAGTTGATACAAAAATGCCTATAGTAGTGGGAGGTGATACGGATTCCATTTATATCTCTGTAGCTCCTATTATGTTAGCAAATAAATGGGAAACTTCAATTAACGGTAAAGTAACTCCCGAAATGTATAAGGTATGTGCAGAGTTAGAAGATTATTTAAGTATAAACATTACTGCTTGGGCTAAGAAAACTCTTAATACGATAGATCCTAGGTTTGTGTTTAAGAGAGAAACTATTTGCGATACTGCGCTGTTTATTGAAAAAAAGCGATACATAGCTCACGTATTAGATGATGAAGGTATACCGACCGACAAGTATAAATATATTGGTATATCTGTAGTTACCACATCAGTACCTAAGAAGTTAAAACCATTTATTAAGAAAGTAGCTGAAACAATGCTACAAACTAAATCTCTTAATGAGACAAATAAAGTATACACTAAAGTGTATGAAGATTACAAGAAGTTAAATGTTGAAGATATAGCTACTACTCGTGGTGTATCTGATTATGAGACTAGTGCTAATCAGTGTGATGGATTTAAAACTGTTAAGGGTATGCCGGTACATGTTAAGAGTGCATACTTTTATAACTTAATGCTCGATCAATTATCTCTTAGTGATAAATATGAAAAAATAGCAAGCGGAGATAAGATCAAATGGTATTATTGTATGCCTAATAGATATAAAACACAGACTATGGCATACAAAGAATATCTACCTGAAGATATTAAAGTATTATTTCCGGTAGATACTGAAATAATGTTTGAGAAGGTTATAGGTTCTGCAGTAGACATATTATATACCGCAGCTGGTTGGCCTACATCAACACCAAATAATCAACAGAGTACAAATTTAGCTGATTTGTTTGTTGAATAATGTATAATGTACTATAATATACTATACGTATGAGTAACCAAAATAATGATATTAGTGTATTTTTTGATTCAATGGGTCGTACTATTATAGGTGTAGTTACCGGTGATACACCAACCCATATTACAGTCTGTAATCCAGCAATTTTACATGCCGGGTTAAATAATGAAGGTAAAATTCAAGTAAACTTAATTCCTGCATTCTTTAGGGAATTCTTAAGTGACTGGAATTCACCGATTACGTTTGATTATTGTATTAACAATATTGTACGTAATACAAGCGGTATTCAGTTAGATTCAAGTCTTGTCAAGCAATACGAAGCTATGTGGAGTAAGAGACCACCACGTGAAGATGTAAGAAAGATTGCTCGAGAAGTAGTACCTGCAGATACTGAAGTTAAGAGTGTAGAAAGGTTGAATTTATTTGAAGATGTGAAGACTGAAACTGAGAAGAAGTAAGTCACTGTATGGCTAAAAAAGATAAAGAATCAAAATCAATAGATACATCTATTGATAGTATTTTTAAGGAGGTTGATGCATTAAATCCAGATGCATCATACCTAGATAATAGTGCATTATCGTATGTTGATGACTATATAGATACTGGTAGTTTAGCTCTCAATGCTATTATATCAGGTGATATGTTTAAGGGTGCACCTCGTGGTAGAATTTTAGGGTTCTCAGGACCATCTCAAAGCGGTAAATCATTATTTGTTAAACAAATATTAGGTAACGCTCAAAAGAAGGGATATACTGCAGTTATCTGGGATACCGAGAATGCTATTGACGGTGCAGGATCTGAAGCATTAGGTTTAGATTCTAAAAAAACTAAATATTATCCAGTAGAGACGATAGAAGCTTGTAGAAATCAAATATGTACGTTCCTCAATCGTATTATAATTGTTAATGACGCTCTTAGAAAAGAAGGTAAACCAGAAGTAAAGGTTATAGTAGCTATTGATTCTGTGGGTAATTTAGCAAGTGCTAAAGAGCTTGCAGATATTGAAAAGGGTAAAGATTCCGCAGATATGGGTACAAGAGCTAAAGCTCTTAAGAGTATGATGAGAGCATTAACATTCTTGTCAGCTAAAGCTAAAGTATCTATAATATGTACAAATCATATATACGATAATCCTGGAGAGTTACACCCATCAATGGTTAAGACTCAATCTGGTGGTAAAGGTCTAGTGTACCTAGCATCGATATTAGTTCAGCTATCTATGACAGCTGAAAAAGGTACCGATGATGGTGATAATAGTGAAGAAGATGATAACGCACCTATGATAGCTATTGCGAATAATCGTAATGGTGTAAATCTTACAGCTCTAACTATTAAGAATAGATTTGCACCACCATATCTTAAGACTAAACTATACTTAAATTTTAAGACTGGATTGTCAAAATACGCTGGATTATTTGATATCGGTCAAGCTTTCAATGTTATAGTTAAAACTGGTAAGAGATGGGTATTAGTTAAGGATCGTACTGGTATAAACTTCAATGATACAAAAATTGATTGGGATCCTCTTATTTCATCTGGTAAAGCTGAAATGCTTGGATTTAAAAAAGAATGGATAACCAATGTTAATGTATGGGAAAAAATTATAGGTCCACTTAATGAAGTTGTAAAAAAAGAGTTGACTTATGGTAATTGTAGTTCACTTACTTCAAAAGAAGCTGCAGAAGAATATGCGTTAATAGATACAGCTGATGATGAAGATGGTGACGAGAATATACCACAATAATACGTTGAAATAGTGTAGTTTCATAACATAATAAGCTATGTAGTTTAAGTACTACATAGCTTTTTTATTATAATGACAACACAATATATCACGCGGTCAGGTAGTATAGATCTCTCTCATAGAGTACTAAACGAGAGTAAGAAGTGTTTTAACCTACATGGTCATACCTATTTATATGAATTAACTTTTGAATTTTCGGTGTCAGATGACATTGGATATCCAGTAGATTTTAAGGAAATTAAGCGTGTAGCTGGTGAATGGCTAGATAGATACATGGATCATGCTCATGTATCTAACCCCCATGACTATCTATTAATTGATGTAGTCAAGAAGCTTAATAACAAACTATGGTTAATGTCATTAAATGGTGAAGGTAATTACTGTAATCCTTCAGTTGAAAATATGGCGAGGGAAATATTCATGGCTTTAGATAAGATTTCATCTACGTGGCGATCTGGTCTTAGTCTTTGTGAAATTAAATTGTGGGAAACACCTAATTGCTACACTACTTGTGTTCGTGCATCTATTTCTGATAAGGAACGCGAGAATTTTATGAAAGTACACGCTCTTGAACTTGATGCATTTATTTTCGAGATGGGTAGGGTTGAGTATGATGATCGTAAGATCTCGAACCCATCAACCGACACATGTTGCGGTAATAATTAATCATAGTGAAGAAAGATCGCGAAATAACCGATCAGCCGCTTTTTGAGAAAATTATTGGGTTAAATGTTCTTACAAGTGAGTATTATACTTCAGTAGTACTCGAAGCACTAAAACCGGAATATATAGATAATCCGGGTGTTAGACTTGTCACTAACATTGTTTTTGACTTTTATAAAAGGCGGGGATCTCTACCTAATACATCTGAGATTAAGCTATATCTTAAAGATGATGTTGAGCGTAATTTATTGAAAGATACTATATTATCTTTCAAGGGATTAGACTCAAAATATAATACTGAAGAATTAGTTTATAATACAGAAGTGTTTATTAAACAGCGTGCAATATACAACGCTGTCAAGAAAACGGTAGATGATTATTCAAATGGATCTGCTAATCCTAATGATACTCTTAAATTATTCGATCAGGCATGTAATATATCTTTGGTTGATAATTTAGGCTTAGATCTATTCAATCAAATTGATAAGTTTGCAGAAGATGTTAGTAAATCTGATGAATGTATATCTACTGGATGGAAATGGCTTGATACAAAATTAAATGGGGGTTTCTTAGCTAAGGGTAGATCTTTATATGTATTTTCTGGTCAAACTAATGTAGGTAAGAGTATATTCTTAGGTAATATTGCTGCTAATATTGCTGCTCAAGGTAAGACTGTTGTCGTTATATCTCTAGAGATGCCTGAAACGGTATACGGTAAACGTATATCATCTAAGATTACAAAGATACCAGTTAATGAACTATCTAATCGTACAAGTGAACTTAAGGAAACACTAAACGCATATAAAGAGCAAAATCCGAATGCTCGTATTATATTTAAAGAGTTTCCACCAAAGTCTGTTACGGTAGGTCATATTAAGGCGTTTATTAAGAAATTAATAAACAAGGGTATAAAACCAGATGCGGTAGTATTGGATTATTTGAATTTGTTAGCATCCACCGAGGGTGATAATTCATATGAAAAGGTAAAAGATATTACAGAACAGACGAGAGCATTATCATATGTGTTTGAGTGTCCTTTCATTTCAGCGACACAGCTTAATAGGTCCGGTATTAATAAAGAGCCCGATTTAGATAATATTAGTGAGTCAATGGGATTAGGTCATACTGCAGATGTAATTATTAGTATTTTCCGAGAAGATGGTGATGATCAATTAGGTATATTACGCACATCTATGATGAAAAATCGTTTCGGTGATAAATCTGGAGTACAATTAATGCGTATAGAATATCTCACATTAACTCTGTCTGAAGAAACTGATCATTTCGGTGATGATGCTGAAACTACTAAAGCGGAAAATGTGTTAAGTTTATTATCAAATAAACAATAGTGGATACTTTACAGCTTACATCTTAAATAACATAAATATGAAATTGTTTGTATGGACTGATTTTGATTTAGATGGTACCGGATCATTAATGATTATAAAATGGTTATATCCAGATGCAGATATATCATTTATGAGCACTAAAGTTAGTGCATTTAGGGATGATTTCATCAAATGGGTAAAATCAGGTGAAAGTATCGATAAATATGATGTAGTATTCTTTTTAGATTTAGATGTCAGTACCTGTGTAGATCTTATAGATACTAATAAGAGTGTTATTATAGATCATCATTTATCTCATTTTGAGAATATTAAGAACTATAAACATGCGAAAGTTATAGTTGAAGAATACTCTTCATGTGTATTATTGATGTATAAGAAGTTTAAGGGTAAATTGAATTTAAACTTTAATCAGAAGAAATTAATATTGATGATAGATGACTTCGATTGTTATAGGTTACAAATTAAAGGATCATTAATGTTAAATCATCTATTCACTGATCTACAAAGGGGTGAATATAAATCAAAAGTAGATCGTTTTATTGCTGAATTCAATGATGGTTTTAATGATTTTAATCCATTACAGTTAAATATTATCAACTTTTATGAGAATAAAATACAGCGTATAATAGAGAGTTGTGAATATTTCGAAGGTGAAGTGTCTATACAAAAAAAACCTCGACGAATAAAATCAGCTATTACAGATGCAGGTATAAATGATGTGTGTGAGTATATATTAAACGACGGATATGATCTAGCTATAGCATTTAATCCTAAAACTAATAGTGTGAGTTTTCGTACAAGATGTAGTGATTTAGATGTTAGTAAGGTTGCTGAAAAGTTATGTAATGGTGGTGGCCATAGATATGCTGCTGGTGGTAAACTTACCGATACCTTTGTAGAATTCACTAAATTATTAAAGCGGGTCAAATAATCATATGGACGACGATACAATAGAGATTTATGTCGGTAATACATCAAGCGCTCTTGATAAGATATTGGATCAAGAATTCGAAGAGTCTATATTAAAATACTCATCATTTTTATGTATAATACACGATAAATATTTAACTAATATAGCGGTATTCACATTAATAATGAAGGATCTGCATATAAGACGTGCATTTAAACAGTTGACTCAAATTGATAATGATCGTACACTTGTACTACAATTTTTGAAGTATTATCCTAATTTTTGTAAATCTAAAGTAGTTAAGAGACTTATTCAGCAATATGTTAAATGATTTTGAGCAAAGGGTGTATAATTGCTATTTATCAACGACTAGATCCGCATTAAAACAACCTTTTACTCTACGTAAAGATTTTTCAGATTTTACAGAAGAATCTGAGTATTATAGATATACAAAAAAATTAGCTATGTTCTTTCGTAAGTTCCCAAATATTGATATGCAGCAATATTTTAGAGCTCCATTTGAGATATATAAGGATGGTGAACAGTACGATATGAAGTTTTTTATATCTCAAAAAGCAATCGCTTTATACTCTATGTATGTAAAGCGATTGAATGATGAATCTCCAGATTCACCTGATCAAATATTACATATAAGGAATTCTTTAGTTTTTATTATTAAATTCTGTAGAGATAATCATATCAGTATTGATAATTATATATATTATAAGTCACCTGGAGCTACTACAGAAGATTTCCTCACTCATTATAGGAATAGAAATGTTTCTATATATGTATTATTAAAGATGCCGGGTTTTGAAAATGTAGTATATTCATTAGATGAAGAATTAAGAGAGTTGTTCTTTGATGATGTACTAGATAGAATATCTACATTTAAAATTAGACTATATAAATCTGATAAAGCAAAACCACTAATCGAAAAAACTATTAATAGTATCAAACAAATACTACATTGAATTTACTTCGAAAGAAGTTATTATACCAACACAAAATAACCAAAACCAATAACAACATATGTCATATACAGCATCAATGTTCGCGTCCATCAAGGACTCATTAAATAAGCCACAACAAGCCGGATTCAAAGATATTCTAAAGTTTGAAGCAGGTAAAAACTACATAGTACGTTTACTTCCAAATATTAAGGAACCTAAAAATACATTCTTCCACTACTACCATTTCGGGTGGAAGAGTTTTGCAACGGGTCAGTTTGTTAGCTTCGTATCACCGCAAACTATCGGTGATCGCTGCCCGATTGCTGAAGAATCATACAAGATTTACAAGACTGGTACACCTGAAGAAAAAGAACGCGGTAAGAATCTGTACCGTAAAGAAAATTACCTCGTTAATGTTTATGTAATTAGTGATCCGACTAACCCAGAGAATGAAGGTAAGGTTAAGATTATGCGTTACGGTTCTCAGATACAGAAGATTATTCTTTCTGCTGTTGAGGGTGATGATGCAGAGGAATTCGGTTCAAAGATTTTTGATTTATCTGAGAAGGGTTGTAACTTCAGGATTAAGTGTGAGAAGAAGAGCGAGAAAAAAGATGAATTCGTAGAATATACTGCATCGAGATTCCTTAGCCCATCTAAAATTGAGAATCTTGACCCTGCTAAGTTTGAGGAGATTTACAATAGCTTACACGACTTAACTGCTGTGTATTCTATTGAAAGTTATGATACATTAAAGAAGGCACTACAGGAACATTATTACTGCGTAACTGGATCGGATTCTAAGAAGAAGGATAATAAGACTGAATCGAGGAAGTTAAGTACTGATGAAACTCCAAGTGATGATGATATTCCTATGGAATATAAGACTGATAATAAACCAGCTACTACATCCAAACCAAAGACGGACGATACAAAGACAGTAAATACACCTAAACCGACAGCAGCTGTCGATGATGAGCAGATCAAGAGTCTATTACAAGGTTTAGAGGGTCTATAATAGTTAAAATACAATGGGTACACCAACTCAATCACAGACTAGTTCGAGTAGTTTAGATACTTCAGTTATTAATGAATTGAAATCTAATCCCAATGGTGATATATCAGGTATATCGCGAGAGGATTTAGAGTTAGTAGCTATGCTAGCTGGTAGAACATCTGCTGAAATGAGGAATACTCAATTCATTGATAATATTGCATCAACTGTAGTGGCTAAACCTGTAGACCCTAGAGCTGTATTACATGAATTAACTAAAAAAGTACCCACTAATATTAAACCACCCCAGTCAGTTAAAGCTCCGGCTGGGGTGGTTCAATCTCCTCAACCATCCCCACAAAATGTGGATGATGGTCAAATGTTATTACAATTTAGACAGTCCACTATAGAAGATATTGTATTAGGTTTATCATCAATAAATAGTAGGTTGTTAGATATAGAACGTAAGATAAAATCTATATCAGATTTTATAGATAAGATTAATGATATTGAAGCGAAATAAACATATAAATATCACATCTATAGAAGATGTGGATAGGGTTATTAATGATCTTCAAGATAGAATTAATACACTTGAATATCACATTAATGCTCTATATAAAACACATTCTAGATATTCGAAAACAGTATCATCATCATTAAACGATTTCAATACAGGTATAAGTAATGTCCACAGAAAAATCTCTCAGAATACAAAAAAATGAGTTAATAGATGAATTGCTAGATCCGGTTAGTAAAGTAACGGATGTGTCTTCATTCATTATTAATAATGAAGGTATTACTGCTATTTGTAGTAATGATGCAAACATAATATTATTTGCAAAATATTCAAATACTAAGATAGATGAAACTGAAAAACTTAACATATATGATATTAAGCGTTTCATTAGATTATTAGATATTATAGAATCAGATGTTATTGATTTAACATTAACATCTAATACATTATCATATAAATCACCTAAACTAAAATTTAAGTATCATTTAGCTGAGGATGCAATGGTACCTATTACTAAAATTAGTGTCAATAAGATTTTAGCATTATCATTCAATTGTAAATTTCTTGTTAGTAAGATTAAGGTACAGGAACTATTGAAAGGCTCATCTGTAATAACTGATAGCAATAAGGTATATTTTACTGCGTCTAAGGATGGTGGTGTTGTTGCTGATTTAACAGATATGCAATCTCCTCAAACCGATAGTGTTGCAATATCAATTGCAGACGAGTTTGAGGGTGAGAGTTTAAATACACCCCTACCTATTAATCTAGATGTGTTTAGGTTGATGTCTAGCATTAAGTATGATTTTGTTTTAATTAAAGTTAATACCGATTTAAAGGTATTAATGTTTGAGTTAGTAGTAGGTAATACTGCATTGAAATATATAGTATCTAGTCTTGTCAAGTGAGTAACAAATTAACAACTCAAAGCTATTTTATCAAGAGACTCAAAGACTCTGGTTATGAGGTTTGGAAGATGTTTGATAAATATAGTGAAAGTGATACTAGATCATGGACAATAATAATTGACCCTGGAGTATCTTCAGTAATGTGTACATGTTATGTAAACCATGAGGAATGGGAAGATACATATTTTGAATTTAGTGATGGTGGTCAATTCATACCTAATTCATTTAAAGTTCGTACTGATTCAATAGAAGTTATAGTATCATATCTAGTAAGATATGGTATTAATAATAAGAGATCAGTTAATACTACTCAGTAAATATAAATAGTCATGCATAAAGTCGGAACACCACCCGGTTCAGATTATCCAGATTATCCAGATGATCAGGAACCGGTTGATAATATACCTATAATTGATAAAGATACAGCTAGTGCTGTAAACGAATTAATAAATGTTTCGTTTGTCAATTATATGTCCGAATTGCGTAAAGCGGATGTTAATAATAATAGATTAAATATTGATAATTTAAATTCTATTATTTCAGAATATCTTAGCCCTTTTATACTTATAGGGTATTTACCTAGTGGTGAACCCGTAGAGCTGTCTAACGTTAACAATAAACGAGATGAAGAGGCAATATTTGAGCGTATAAGGAAGACGTTGATACGACGTACTAATAATACATGAAATTATTTAGATCAAGAAATCGGAATATTCTATTTGTTCGGCATGGTGAATATAAGGGTGAGTTTTTAGTGGAAGTAGATCGCAGGGATAAGTGTAAAGACGCCGGTGGTGAAGATGTTAGAGTATTTTTAGGGTTACCGGATAAAGATATTCATGAAGTTACTGATAAAGATGTAGTAGATGGTATTAAAAATAAAGTGTTATTGATAGTAGATAAATTACCGAGAGATGTTTATAATGTTTGTTTACAAGAATATAAACTAATCAAAAGTGAAAAATATAAGCACGGTAATAATAGACGGCAATCACCTCTTTTACAAGGCGTTTGAAGTTAATGAAGCTAAAATTAGATCAAATGATCCTAGTGCATCTGATCTAGGTGCTGTATATATAGCATTAACATCTATTCGTAAGCGCTTACTACAATGTAAGGCTGATGAAGCTTATATTACTTGGGATAAACCAGTATTTCGCGGCACACATTATAGGTTTAAGTTAACTAATAATACATATAAGCTAAATCGTAAACCTAAACCGGAGAAATTCTATAGTTTATTAGATAAAACTATAGAATTGACAAAGTGTTTAGGTGTCAAAACTATTTTACCGTATAGATTAGAAGCAGATGATGTTGTAGCTTATTTAACTGCGGTATGTAATAAACCGTGTTTAATATATACCGGTGATAATGATTTATTACAACTATTAGTACAGGATGGTGTATCCATCTTTAATATTAATAAGGATGCAATTATAGATAAGACAAATATTTTGTCTTATTATCCTGTTGATGCTAGTAATATTGTTAGGTATAAAGCAATTGCTGGTGATACAAGTGACAATATTATAGGTATTAAGGGTTATGGTGATAAAACAAAAGCTATACAAAAACTCTTTTGTAATTATGATGAAGGTATTAAAAAGTTTACACCAGAACAAATAGACAAAATTAGATTGAATCAAAAGTTAGTTAGTTTAGGTTATGGTTTGATCTGTGAAGAACATAAAGAAACTGAAATACCGTTTATTCGTAAACAAATAGAGGAACAAAAAAATCATATATCTGATTATGATAGATTCTTTGAATTAGCCGCTGAATATGGTTTTGATGCTATTACTCGTAATAAGAGTTCATGGCGGTGTATATTTGAGAGAGAAAGGACAAACAACATCTTAACTGAAATGTTTAAACAATTACCCTAAGTATATATTATATGGAATATTTCGTACAACCAAAAATTGAAACATGTTATGTTTGTAATAGGGGTACCGCTCGCCCTAGATTACAGGAGAACAGAACTAATACTGAAATTGTAACAGAAGCGGTATGGGTGTGTCCTAATTGTAACAACCAGTTTAAACGTGGTGTTGTAAATCGTAAACCCATTTGTAATAATGCCAAGTAAGTTTGATCATCTTATATCAGAGACAGAATCTACATTATGGCCCATACCCGGTCAGGATATGCACAACCGTGCAGTAACATATAAATCCTTACCGTCAATACAGGAATTGTTATTAAGATCTCCAGACACTGATACTACTGGTATTATTAATAGTGCTCCAGTATTTGCTGCACCATTGACGAATGTTATTAATGATGCATCTGAAGTTTATAGATCATTACAGGTACTAAAATCAAAATTTATAGATGCAAAATCATCACCTGTTTATCAAGGTAGAGTTAATAAACAGAAGGTGCTCGATATATTAATTGATAATGTAGAGAGGATTGAGAAGTTTCTAGTTAATAGTATAGTTGAAGAATTAAACAATTTAAGTCTTGCATCTTTAAATGATAAAAAGTAATATAGGTGAATGATACCTATATTATCTGCATTGTTTAAATTGTGTATAGTAACTTTAATTGGATCTGGTGTAGGGTTTGCGTTTAAATCAACCATATCCGGTGCTTTAATTGGTGGTGGTATTACATTGATTATACAAATTATAATCGGTTGGGTTATGAGTGTATTTGAGCGTGTTAGATTAATGAAATATACCATTCAACAAAGATTAGATGAGCAAGCAATTCTAGATTCAAATACTATTACGGTTGAATGTGCGGCATGTAAAACTCCGCATTCGTTACCCATAATGATTAATGAGAGAAATACATTTATATGTAGTAAATGTAAGGCTGAAAGTGTTGTAGTATTATCACCAGAAACTGCTCTTGTAACTAAGAATACAAATGTTTAAACGTACCGTACAATTAAGAAATGAAAGTATGTCTGTATATGAATTAGCTCGATGGGCTTCATTAATGGAAGCTGTTGATTTAATAGCAGATAAATGTGAGGATCGAGGTATAGATTTTAACGGTCCAGTAGGTAGTAAATATATTAAGCCTCTGGATATTCAAGACTATGTAAATAGTCGCACCGATAGTATGGTTAATACTATCAATAGAGCTAGGGATATTGAACGGTTTCAATCTATTATATCTAATAATGAACCGCAATGTATTATTGGTATAAATTAATACATGTGTGTTGATTTCTTATAATCAAATAGTAAGATATTATTGATTATACAACATATGAAAATTCAATGTATTGTTAGTGGTAAGAGTGTTAACGTATCACCTAAGGTGTTTCAAGCTCGAGCTGATAAAGCTGGTGTAACCACCGAGGTTCTAACTACATCTTATATTTCTCGTGAATCAAAGCGACTTTTACGTGAGGGTAAGAGTATTGATGAAATTCGTGCATTATCTGGTGTTACTGGATTAACAGAAGTTCCTGCAGATCTAGTTGCTAAGGTTCTTGAGAAGAAGGTTAAGGTTGTTAAAGCTACAGAAACAGTAGCTTAATAGTTGACTACTGACAGAGCCCCATTACTATACAACTAGTAATGGGGCTCATAATGTATATACATGAATACTTGGTCTAAATATTTTATAGTTGATACTAGCGTACCAATACCTAATAAACTTAAATTCGGTAGGGGGTTTATGGGGTTTGATGATAAGGGTGAAATATTACTTACATATAATCCTAATAATGTAAAGTTATACGATAAAGATACAGATGCGCGTATAGATTTTGATAAAATAGTAAATATGGTGGATTTATATCATATTATTATTAATCAAACACCACACCCCCAAGCGCCTGGTGGTGCAGTTGTTCAAGTTTCATATAATAAGGTTTCATGTAAATGAAAATAGTAGATCCAGATGATAGAGTAACTCTCGTTCTTAATAAATATTTGGAACCATTTGCTGTATGTACAGCAAGAGCTACAATAAAACATTTAGTAACAGGTAAAGCTCATGGTATAGATGCTACAGATCAAATATACCCGTGGTCACAAGACGTTGATAGTTTATCTGATATTAATTGGGAACGTGTTAATGTGTCTCTACATGATGATCAACCAGCTCTTCGTTCATCTAATAAAACATATGCTATACCTACAATAATTAGATGTAATAATCATTTTGGTATTAAAGCTAGTAAGGATCGTGGTATATCATTACGTAGGTGTTATAAAATATATAAGGGTGTTTGTCAGTATTGTTTAAAACATATACCATATTCTGAAGCAACGAAAGATCACTGTTATCCTAAATCGAGGGGTGGTTCTAATGACGATTTTAATATTGTATTAGCTTGTCGTAAATGTAATAATAAAAAGGGTAGTCAATATCCGATACTTAACGTATTAGGTAAAGACGTAAAACCTCGAATATCTTCACATAATGGTGTATTTATACCTGATGAAGATATTATGAGATCGGAATGGAAAAAGTATTTATTCTTATCATAAGCTGATAAATATATATGTGAGTGATACTACAGCTATATTACAATATGTACAATCATCTGGAATATTACCGAATGATTGTCTCATATTGAATGGTAGACCTTTATCAGATTTAGATGTAGTAAAATTATTAGTGAAATGTCTAGATCAAAGTATAAATGATCGGATTGAATTAATAAAAACGGTGGATGACCTTGAAAGGTATTTATTAGAGCGATACAATGACATATATCAAGAAATTCCCCATAATTTAACTGAATAATAACATTTTAATATATCTTAAGTATGATATATGGGATCTTATACTGATACTAAATTATATCCAGACACATATTCAAGACTGGGGTTGACTCAGTGGTCGGTCCGCCCGTGGACGGATGGCACAACGAGCGACGTACCAGAGGGGTCACAGCTCTATTTCACTGTCGATCGGGCGAACACCTGCGCCGATGCGCGGATTGCCGCGCAGAAGGGGCAGGCGGAGGGAATCATGCCTCTGGACTCAGGCGGCAAGGCGCCGCTTGCGCATATGCCAGATGCGCTCCTCGGGCAGGTCAAATTTCAGGGCGTCTGGAACGCCGCGACCAATATGCCTACCCTCGCGGCTGCTGTGGGGGTGAAAGGTCATTACTACGTCGTGTCGGTCGCCGGCTCATATGGGGGAATCGACTACGGAGTCGGTGATTGGTGTATTTCGGACGGTAGCACGTGGGGGAAGGTGGACAACACCGATGCGGTCGTATCCTTTAATGGTCGTATCGGCGCGATCCTCCCCATCGCCTCAGACTACGCCTCGTTCTACCTCGGGCTCTCGGCCCAGGCCGCCGACTCGGCCAAGTTTGGTGGGCAACTTCCGACCTATTATGCTCAGGCCAGCCACACGCACGAATTCTCCGGTCTGACAAGTAAGCCTACGACACTTTCAGGCTACGGCATCACCGACGCGGCCGCCGCCAGCCACACGCACAGCGGTTACGAGACTGCTATCGTCAACCCCTCCGCCAACGGCTACCTACTGTCGAGCACAACGGCAGGGGTGCGCTCGTGGGTTGCTCCCTACTCACACCCTGCGACGCACGCGCAGAGTGTGATCGACAGTTCCACGGGCTGGATCACCACGGCGTTGGCTGGCAAGCAGGCCGCAGGGTCATATCTTACAACCACCGGCACCGCTGCCGACTCCGCGAAACTCGGTGGAGTGGCCGCCGCGAGCTTCTCGCAGACATCCCACACGCACGAATTCTCCGGTCTGACAAGTAAGCCTACGACACTTTCAGGCTACGGCATCACCGACGCGGCCGCCGCCAGCCACACGCA